CTATGATGCTCCAGGGCTTGAAGATAAAGATGCTTTTGAATTGTTTAAACAATACGGTGATGCTGTAACAACTTACGGATCAGGAGTAACAGACAAAAAAGGACCAGTACAAAACGCTATACTAACAGCGCTTAGTGTGCTTGGACCTGGTGGTAAGTTTGCAATGGACTTGGAAAAGATGCTTGAGCCTACACTTAACGGTGGCACTTCGTATACCACAGGATCGGGGCGTGAAAGGTTTATTAGACCAGAAGATCAAGCAGACTTTATGTTGAGTAACACATTAAGAACGCTTTTATCTTTTGCTAACCTAGCAGGTGTAGGGGTTAAGGAACTTGACTACGTAGCCAAAGCATTAGATGACATGCCTAAAGACAGGGCGCTTTCTTCAGAGGAACAGCTTGCAGCATTTGAAACTATATTGATTGCAATAGGTAACGATCCTGAAATTCTAGCTACTATGGAAGCTGCAGAAGGTGCAGGACCAGGAAGGTTGCTTAGCATACTAAAGAAGCAAGCTGAAGAAGATCCAGTGACTTTAGCTAGAGGGTTGAGCCAGGCTAAATTTAATTCAGCATTAAAGGGAGCTGTAGGAGACAAGGTAACGGAGATGATGTTCCCTCAAGAGTACAAGAAATATTCTGCAGAGGTGCGCAGAATATCTAGGCGCTCCCCAAAAGAAATTGCTGCTGTTATCAGGGGTAAGGAAGGTGAGATGAATCCTGATGACTTCAAAAGGTATAACAATTTCTTACTATATTACATCGCTTTAAACTCTGAAGCAACGTTTAACAACGTGCTGATAGAGTTGGATATAAACACAGTAGAATGAGACTAAGCAAAAACTTTACTCTCTCTGAGCTTACACGCAGTAGTACAGCAAAAAGAAAGGGTATAAAAAATGAGCCTACAGAAGCTCATAAGAAAAATCTACAACGTATTGTAACAGAGATACTACAGCCTATGCGTGATCAGTTAGGTCCTATCCGTGTAACTAGCGGATACAGATCACCTAAATTAAATCGCTCTATTGGCGGTAGTACAAAGTCGCAGCACTGCAAAGGCCAAGCTGTAGACATCCAGTTCTGGGACAAAGGTGTTATGAAAAACCAAGTTATATACGATTACATTGTACAAAACGGTGTTGAGTTTGATCAGATGATCAACGAGTTTGACTTCTCGTGGATACACATATCGTTAAAAGACAAAGACAACAGAAACAGAATCCTTGAAGCATACAAAGACGGTGATGGAGATACGTGCTACAAAGAAGTAAAAGAAAATATAGTACTATGAAAAAAATAAAAGAGACAAAGCTAGGTAGCTGGCTTGCTAGCAAAGCCCCACAAGTTTTGGATGTAGTAGGAGACTTGCTACCAGATAGCGGTGGATTGGGTGTAGTAAAAAATCTTATCGATAAAGATCCAGAGGTAGACTCTGTAGATGCTCAAGCTCAGATCGATGCTGAGGTAAGGTTTCAAGAAAATGTAACGGAGCGTTGGAAAGCTGATATGGGTAGCGATGTAAAGCTAGCAAAGCTTATACGTCCTATAACATTGATTGCTTTGATGAGCATGTTTATGATCACAATGTTTATTGACAGCATGGATGAGGTGCCTTTTAACGTAAAGGACTCTTACGTAGACCTACTTCAGATCCTTATGCTTACTGCCTTCGGAGCTTACTTTGCTGGACGTACGATTGAAAAGGCTAAGAAGTAAATTGTAAAGTGTATGTAGAATCATAGTGTGGTTCTATAATACATTCGTGACTTATTGTAGATGTGGTTACGTACATTATCTTTTTATAATTGTCGTAAGATCTAGAGGTATTTGATAGAAGTACTCACCCCTTCCTACGTATTTGTTTTTTACCTCTACAGGTTTTAGGTGCTTTACCTTTTGACTCCAGAACATAACGGCATGCGTTAATTGTTTGTTCCAAATGTAAAACAAAGTAAGCTTTTTAAAAAACTTTCTTTTACGTTGCGGTAATTGTACTGTATCGTAAGGGAAGTTTGGGCCAGACCACACTATTTTTACTTCGCACTCTACACAAAAAGGATCGCTATAGTTAACTCCCCACTCATCTGTTTTAGAAGCTATAAGATCCTGTGCGTACTTGTCGTGATGATCTACAGCAGTAAATCCTTTCTTTTTAAGGTGAGCTTTTGTAGCCACTCTGGCTAGCTTGTCATACTTTTCATATAACTTTTTATCGAAAGGCTTTCTAGCTGACATCTTACAGCTTTACTTTACTCTCATTGTATTCCTCACATGCTGTTCGTATACCCTCTATCTCTGCTAGCACTCCCTTTCTGTAGTCTAGCGCTAGATCTATAACAGTTTCCCAGTTGTTTATTGGTTCTCCATTGTCTTTGTGTAGATCTTCGTACAGCTGTGCTGTTATCGATTGTATCTCATCGCAGGTGACGAAGTACAATCTACTTAGTTCCTTTGAGTTCATCCTGAATAATTTTGATTGTTGCGTCCACTTGTTTTCTATTCTTAGGGATAAACAACATGTAATCATCCATCTGATTATCAATTAGATACCTAAGAAAAAGTTTCCACCGCAACGGAAAGGTGTGTTGTCCATGCACGTAACCTTTCGTTTCGATGATAAACTTGTGATCGTGGGAAACAAAATCAGGAGTGTACTTTATACCAAGCACAGCCTTTTGAGTGTTATCTCTCATAACATCTCTACCCTTTGTCATCTTATGGTAGATACCGTTGTATCTAAAACCATCCATTAAGTAAAAGACATCTGTCTCATACCCAAACTTTAGTTTAGCATCCTTGAGCCTGTCATAACAGTATGCCTCAAGAGCACTTTTAAGTTTGTTCCCTGCTCTTCTATGGCCTTTAGCCTTAGATCTATTCTTTACTTTTTTTCCCACGTATGGGAATATATAAACAAATAAATGTTAAAAGTGTTCAAACTCTAGCTGTTTATCAACATCTTCTATGTTAATATGTTGATATAGTGATGAAAAGGGGCCTGTCATAGTGAATCCTGCGTGATTTGCATTGAAGTCAAAGTAAAACGGATCGTCTATTGCTGTTGGCTCACCACCAGTTTCTTGCTCCCTGACTTTACGCACATGGAACTCTGTCCTACTACGCTTTTCTACGTCTGGATGATGTATCTTTCTGTGTATTGTTAAGAAGCAGTCGGCTCTGTTAACCCACATACCACCGTACTCTGTGTCAGGAGCTAGAGGTGCAACAGGTTGACCGTCGTCACCTTTTTGCCTTTGAGCTGATGTTATGGAGTGTGCGTTCACCCATACAGCTATATCCAGTCTGTTACAGAACGTAAGGAACGCACCAGCGGCTTCGTAGTGGTACTCGAAAGCAGATCCTGACTTGTTCGATGTAAGAGCAACCTTGAGGGAATTGTATGGATCTATTAGCAATCCATCTATCTTTCTATGCCTAGTTATCTTTTCAGTATAAACAAGTAAGTCTGCATAGCTAAGCATCTTTGTGTTGTCTATAAGGATAAAATGCTTTGACACCCACTTCATCATATACCTTACCTCACCCTCAGTCATTTCATCTAGAGACTTACCACAAGCAAACTGCATAAGCTTGATCTTGACGTTAGCAGTTTTGTTTTCAGAAGAATAAATAACCCATACCCAACTATGATTTACTGCTATAGTAACCATCATGTACAGCATAAATGTAGTTTTACCTACAGAGCTATGACCTGAGATCATAACAAACTCTTTTTTGTAGATAAAGTTTTTATCAAATAAAACGTTGCCTGTACCACACCCCTTCTCTATCTCTCCGTTTTTGTATCTGATAATCCAGTCTAGATCTTCTACATCGGAACTCATAAACGACATGTCGCCGTCTGATAGTAGCAACTCCCTTTGAGCCTCCTCCTCAGCCTCTATCGTTTCATGTATGGGGGCCATCTTACCACGCTCTATACCGTCACGAATAGTATTCTTAGCGACGTACATATCGTCAACTTCACGGAGCTCTATCTCACGCTCTAAAACACGATATGCTTCAAGCTCATCTACCCTACCCACAGATATGTACCCACCCATAAGTATAGAAGCTTTCAGAAGTACGTTATGCTTTTCTCCGTCAGGAGCGTTGCGTATCATCCTGGCTGCAAGGTGTAGCTTGGTGTAGTCTGTAGATATTTCTTTTACCTCAGCTACCTGAGTCTTAGGGATATCATCAAAGAGCATCTTCCCAAAAGGCTCAGACTCTATCTTGATAACAGCGTCAGGATCATAGCTTTCAAAGCACGCCCTGCTTTCATTGATGCCTGTGCTATCAACCTCTAGGTTGTATTTGTTATCAAAGTATTCTACAAGAGCTCTGAAATGATCTCTATGATTCTCTGAATTTGTAACCTTTACAACAGCTTTTAACCCATCACCAGAGGGACTAACCCAGCATGCTTTAACAAAAGGATCTAAAGCAAGCACAGCTTTGCTGTTGTCTACATCGATGTGATCGAAGTCTAGTACAATGTAACCACTGTGTTTTACTAGCGAAGAGTCCTTGCGTTCATTGAACTTCCCGCTAAATAAAACGACAGGTAGCTTTGACTTTAAAGATTTGTCTCCGCCTCTTATTTTTTCTATAGCATCTTTCTGCCTACCAGACTTTACTCTGTCTAGGCATTGCTCTAAAGAAATATAGTTAGGAGAATCCTTGCTGTATAGATCACGATATATCGTCAGCATTTTGAGAGTCGTTCTTTTCTTTTAGACTTAATGCTGTTTGGTAACACACCCTGTACAAAGGATGTGTTTTTAGATTGTCTTCATGCTTATCAAACACATGATACATCGTTGTTCTTGCCATATCCCATGTCTGTGCTAGCACATTCTGATGACAGTATGTTTTGAAAGCATTGATAAATGCGTAACGTAAAAACACAGACTCATGCTTACGTGTAGCTATATCTTGTTGCATTTCTGCAGGAAAAACTAGATCCACATACTCTTTCTTCAATTGCTCAACAGCTTCAAAAGAATATCCTTTGTGCTTTGGCTTGCGCACTTTACTTAACTTTCTCATATGTAAGATGTTTCATAGTATGTTGTTGCTTTAACTCCACTATCTAAGTGTTCACGTATCCTTGATACAGCAGTATCAAACTTTTGCTTCCCATACTCTAGCGTTTGATCCGTAGCAAAGTATAATCCTACTGCGTATGGGTATGCCTTTTCTTGTGCTACCCACCTAAAATCTTTTATCCCTAAAACCTCTGTATAGATATACGCCTGTATATCGTAACCGAAGTCTCGCACAGCCCACTTAAACTTATCTAACTTCTGTGTAGTCTTTGAGTCAGCTATGTATTCGTCATTCAAAATGTCTAGGAATCCACGCACAGGGACGTCCCCAATGAAGTCGTTAAACTCATATTGAGCATTGCCCTGTAGTGATATTTCGTGCACCCCAGTTTCTTGTAATCTCTGTATCATCTCCTCAGCCTTCACTTTGTCTTCGACAGAAACTATTTGTTTCCCTGGCTCGGCTAAAGAATCTTTCCATTCTGAGTAAGCTTTGGTTCTCTGTGGAGCTTTACCACCTATCTCTAAACAGATAGCTGTATCGTCTGCGACCACGAACTGATCGCTAAACGACTCAGGAGTGAGGAGCAGACAGTCGTATAGCTTACCGAAAGCAAGAGCTGGACTTTCTATCTTGAGCTGGTCCCTCATCTTCATCTCAAACAACTGCATGTCTTTTAATGCGTATTTTATCGACGAGTAAGAGAGGTATCCCTTCCCATATTTCTCTGATAACTTAAGTGCTAAATCCATTACTTATTTTTTTTAATATTTGCTAAAGCTTCAGAATAAATGTCAGTAAAATATTCTAACTGATCGTTTGATTTACTGTAAGTCTGTATGTAGTTCTTTTGACACATTAAATTAATTGCGTCAATATTTAATCCTTGGTTGTCAAAGTGCAATACTTTTATGGATCTAGCTATTGATTGTTGAAAAGGACTTGCTTTCATTGGATGTTCATTCATAACCATAAGCGTATCGAAAATTTCTGTACCTGATTTTTCATTCATCTTATATGTCATGTCTTTTAACCTTGATCTTAAAGGGCTGTGAGTCCTGCCATCCATAAGTATTTCCAAGCCAGTAATTAAACTTAATTTATTTTTGGATTCTTTTCTCCATTGCTTTGAAATTTTTACTGCTTGTTGAACATCAATATTTCCGCTTTCAGCAGCGTAGTTTGCATAATCCATAGCTGTCCATTTAGAGGAAGTGTTATTTATAGCTATTGTATGCTCATCATTTTTCCAAGCCTTACTTACGATATATGGGACTACATATTTTAGCTTTCTTAAAGCCCAAAATCTATGCTGACCATCAACGATGTACTTATCTTCATTGACGATTATAGGAATTTGCACTCCTATTTCTTTAATACTATCAGTTAATTTATTGAGTATCCTCTGATTAGGCTCTCTATTTGTATTAAGAAACTTGAACACTCCATATTCTCTAGTTTCATGAGTTTTAAATTTCGTAATATCCATCACTTAATTACTTCAGCAAGATCCCCTAACGCCTTTAACTTTTTAACTTGATCTTTTGTAAGCTCAGATTCATACTTGCCTAGTATAAGCTTTACTGCAGAAGTCTTGTCTTTAGAATTGTTGATGTGAGCTAAGCTCTTTTCGTAAATGCTTTTTGCAGGAGCTTTCTTTTTAGCTGGAGTACCAGCGCCTGTGTTTGTAGCGTCGCTGTCTTTTGTATCATCAATACAGAACAGTCCGTTGAGTGCATACTTTCTTGCATAACTAGACGATGCTCCTGTTACCTGGCTACCGTCCATACCTTTTTTGCTTTCTTCTTCCCTAGCAAAAGCTGTCGTTTGTACCTCAGACTGACCGTCGGTAAGCCTAGCTGTAGCCTTGACGTATACTCTGTCACCAACCATTACCATTTCGTCTGACAATGTTAGGATCAGACCGTGTTCTGATAGTAAAGGTTTTACAGATTCTAAAATGTCCTCAGCAGATCTGTATTTGTATCCGCCGAACTTGTTCATTTGCCCCTTCGGAGCCTTAAGATTGCCTTGAATAAGGCTTAGTTTATCTACCATGATATATTATATTAAATTAAAAATTAGACTCCTGCGTAGGATTCGAACCTACACTCTCGGGAAACCAATTAAACACGAGCCCATCCCAGTGGGTAGCAGGAGGTGTGCGGCACAAGGCCGCATAAATTAGAATGGTAAGTCAGCAGTTTCTGCTTCTGTCTCTACCTCTTCTTGCCTTTCAGCAGTAGTGATAGTTCCGTCAGTCCAGATAACTTTTGCATTACCTACATAATTTTTTGGTGTCTTTGCATCACGCTCTTCTTTTGTTTGTGAGCAGAAGATGCTGCAGTTGTCACCGAATTGTCCCGTCTCATCGTTCACTGAAATAGTGAAGTCATAGTACGTTCCGTTTTTGCCTTTGATAAGTTTTTCTTTCGGCAGTTTGTTCAAATTAATTGAACCTTTGATTAATGATCCCATAGT